ATGGCAATGAGCCAGGTCGAGGCGCTGGACGCGCTGAACCTGCCTGCGTCCATCTACATGCAGACCGGCAATTTTCTGGCCTGCATCGAGACCTGCCTCAGCCTTGAGGAACTGCAACGCGTGGCGGATCGCGCCGAGGGATTCGTCTTCGGCATTGAAACCGTGCGTGCCCTGAACTTTAGCGCCATCGAAGGTTTGCACCATCTGCTCGAAAACGCCGTCCAGGCCCAGCGCGAGGCGTTGCATTCATAATCGGCATAGACTGCCGGGATAGGGATTCGAACCCCTGCCTCCTACAGTGTAGACCGCTATAGGCCTGTAAATACGGGGATTTTATTACCTCGCCACGGCTCCTTGCGGCCTTTACCGGCCTGAAGTGTGCCCTAATTTTGCCCTAACGCGCGCCCTACTCCGGGTGCACATATGAAGCAGTAATTCGGCAAAAGCCACAGCAGAATGCCTCATGCTAGATGCCGAATACTCGCCGAGGGAATCCTGCCTCATTTGGAAAGCCCATGGCTGCGTAAGTGCATCCAGGTAATGCAGGCTTTGAATCCACCAAGTCTGCAATCTCATTAATCCAACGAGATGCAGGGTTCACCCGTAGGAGTAGAAACCAAAGTACCGCAACCAACCCGTACAAACGTTCGCGAGCTGATCGAGAAAGGTTTAGCCGTTGAAAATACGGCTCAGCAGTCAACGAATCTATTGCGTTAGCAGACTTTTGGTTCCAGATTCGAGTATGGTGCGCGCTGCGATTTCGCAAGGTGTTAATCTCGCGTAGCCACCCCGCCAAAATTTTTGCATCCGGCAGACCCAATCGTGCCAGGATCCAGCTCTGAGGCTTTCGCTTCAGAATCTGAAAATGCGTCGAGAGGGTGCCAAAGTCCCATGCCTCTACCGCAACCCAATATGGAATCGCACGCTGAGATACGCGATGCCATTCTATGCAATCCTCACTGCTTTTATCGAGTTTGCTTTGCTGACGTGACAGCCAGTCCGCCCATTTACTAACTTTAAAGCCTTGCTTGACAACCAAAAATTTGGGGTCGATAAAAGTCGGCTTGGTGTAAGCCATAGGATCGGTCTTTCCCAGCTCGTGGGCTAGAACGGTCTTGAGGTGAACTTCAATAGTTTCGATGGCATCGAGCATGAGAAGACGTAGACGCTTGTCGAACTGATAGAGGGCTACAGCTCCGTCCAGCGTCGTACCTGGTTGGAAGGTTTCTTGGCGCTTGGGCTTGCCCGAAAATTGGCAAAGGACCTTCTGGCCTGCAACATCCCGAAGGAAGGTTCGTGCTGGATACCAGAAACCGCTAAGGCGATAATATCCAAATTGAGCGAGCTGGGCCTCGGCATCATGCACGTTCAGGATGCGCATTGCGCGCGCCTGTAAAAGCGTGACCATTGCCGAGTAATCGATATGCTGCTTCGCGGGTGCTAGAGCCAACTTCCATGTCCCAGAAACAAGAAGGCCTGAACGTAATGTCGGTCAAGCCAACACCAGAGGATTCAGGCGCGATTGAGATTATTATGCCTTCAGTTGACGCGAGTGTCAACTGAACGGTTCCCAGTTCGAGTAGCCGACAAATCAGGCGCAGGATACTTTCCACAATTGGTCTATCTTGGTGGTGTAGCTCTGGCTCATCATTTCTCGACGCATACTCCAGTCGGGATTGACGGGCACGCTGGCTGACCGCAGCGTGCCCCTACCCCACCGCTCGTTGATTTGGTCCAGCACTGCCATCACCCTTGTGGCGTCGGCAGGCTGCGAGGTGGCAAACATGTCGTCGGTATATTCCCCTGACTGACAGAGATTCATTAAAAGTACCTCGGCCTTGCTGTATTTGAAGCCCGGCCGGAAGATCCGGTCAAGCGAATCTATCGCGGCCTTGGTCAATAACCGTACATCGTCGGTAGGGTACGGCATGTCAATCAGAACACCATTGGCGTACTTCGCCTCCTCAGGGTTGAACATACCGGTGCGGATGCTGACGCGGATCTTCTTGCAAAGCGACTTCTGCGCCCTTAGCTTTTCCGAGGCGCGCATCATGTAGGTGGCCACCGCCTCCTTGATCGATGCCAGCTCCGTGAGCCGCTTACCAAACATCCGGCTACAGCAGATCTCCTGCTTCGGCGGATCTGGCTCGTCCAGCTCCAAGCACGGCGTGCCGCCAAGCTCGCGGGCGGTCTTCTCGATCACCACGCTGAACTTCCTACGTAGCGTCCACGGGTCGGCCTTCGCCAAGTCCATTGCAGTCTTGATACCCATGGCGTCCAGATGAAGTGTCATCTTGCGACCGACGCCCCACACTTCAGACACTTCGGTGTTACGCAGTACCCAGTCGCGCTTGAAAGGATCGCAGATATCGACCACGCCGCCGGTTTGCACCTGCAGCCGTTTGGCGGTGTGATTTGCCAGCTTCGCCAGGGTTTTGGTGTGAGCGATTCCTACCCCGACCGGAATGCCGGTGCAACGCAGCACTTGATTGCGGATCTGCCGACCAAGTGAGTCCAGACCTTCAATTCCTGTGAGATCGGCAAAAGACTCGTCGATGCTGTACACCTCAACGGCCGGCACCATCGACTCGATCAGGGTCATGACGCGTTCGCTCATGTCGCCGTACAGCGCGTAATTTGATGAGAACGGGACGATACCGTACTGCTTGAGCTTGTGCTTGATCTGGAAGTACGGCTCGCCCATTTTCACGTAGGGCTTGGCATCGTAGCTCCGCGCGATGACGCAGCCGTCATTGTTCGACAGCACCACGATGGGCACCTTGGCCAGGTCAGGGCGGAATACCCGTTCGCAACTGGCGTAGAAGCTGTTGCAATCAATCAGGCCGAATACCGGCGTTACTTTAGACATGGCTGCGTACACTGCCGATGATTACGCCCCAGATGGCTAGCTCATCACCTTCCAGCACATAGCGAGGCGGATACTTGGGGTTCTCAGACAAAAGGATCACGTCCTTTCCCCGAATGCACAGTCGTTTGCACAGCGGATCGTTGTTCAGCAGCGCCACCACGATGTGGCCATGCGCAGGCTCCAGCGAACGGTCTACAACCGCTAGGTCTCCGTCAAAGATGCCCGCGCCCTGCATGCTTTCCCCGGTGATTTTCACCAGGTAGACATGCGGGGCACGGATGTTGAGCACCTCATCTAAGGAGATGTGTGCCTCAATGTGATCAGCAGCCGGCGAAGGAAAACCAGCGGGTACCTGGAACAAACAAAGAGGCAGCTTCAGGCCGACCTCGGCAATTGGGCCTAAAATTGAATAGCTCATGACGCACGACTTCCAACACTGTACGAACATACAGTTAACTTTCAGAAGCGGGCGCGGTCAATTTCTATAGGAAATATCTGATAGGCGGGCGATATGTGCGGGCGACTTTCCCAGTACGACGGCATCCACGACTTTGTAGCGGCGCTGAGCATGCCCAACACCTTGGTCAATAATACCGGCGACCAGCCCTTCGAGCGCTACAACGCAGCTCCCACCACACAGCTGGCGATTTTCCATCAGGAGGGTCAGTATCTGCACGCCGACATGGTCCGCTGGGGATGGCGTCCACACTGGGCAAAGGACCGCGCCGCGCCGATCAACGCCCGGGTAGAGAAAGTGGCACACGGCCCATTCTTTCGCGCGATCTGGCCGCACCGGGCAATTATCGCGATCAACAACTGGTTTGAATGGGTCGATGAAGGCGGCCCCAAGAAGCAGCCTTACCTCATTCGCCGGCGAGACCGAGCGCCGATCCTGTGCGCCGCTATCGGCCAATACCCCACCGCCGAACATCTACCTGGTGAGCACGACGGTTTTGTGATCATCACGGCCGACAGTGCCGGCGGCATGGTAGATATCCACGACCGGCGCCCGGTGACGCTATCGCCGGAACTGGCTCGCGAATGGCTTGACCCGGCTACCTCGAAGGAACGCTCGGAGCAAATGGTGCTGATGCAAGGTGAGCCTACCGAAGAGTTCGAGTGGTATAAGGTAGATCCCGCTATTGGTAACGTTCGAAACCGAGGGCAAGCACTGATTCAGCCAATTTCTGAGTTCGATCAGTAGGACTCAAAAGAACTCGAAAAGCTTATTTCTTATCAAGATAGTCTTCAATCATCGCATTTAAGTTGACGCCAATCCCCGCCACATTGGGATTGAGGGTCACATATCTATTGATTCTAGCCAAAATAGAATTCGCATTAGTCGCCTTTTTACCAACCTGTAGCTCATACAACGCCACGATCAAACCTTGTATTAAATCCTTGAAATAGGGGTCATTAGTCGAGACCCCTTTGATCAACTCTAATGCACCTTGAATATCTGAAGTATTTTTAGTCAGTAGCGCTGCATCACATCGGACGATTGCATAGTCGAAATGATTATGCTTGCTCATTGCCGCAGGTACGAGGGCATTCAATATCTCTTTAGCTCGATCATGACGACCCAAGGCTAGCTGCACTCTAGCGAGATAAATTTGTGCTAGATCAGTAGGCTCCACTGTAAGGGATCTATGATAAAGCTTTTCTGCCATGTGAAACTCACCAAGCATGTGATAACAATCACCCACTTGCATCCAAATTTCTGCTATTGCATTACTCTTATATCTTCCCTCATCAACTTCGGCAACCAACAACTCAATAGCCTTTTTCAGCATCGTTTTATCTTTAAGTATTTGCCCAAGCTGCATTACTGCCATGCCGAGAAGCCTACGACCATGAATATCCCTTTTTTCGTTTGGGAGGCCTTCATATTCAACTATAGCTTCCCGCGCAAGCTTTTCAGCACGCTCAGGCTCATTCAATAAGAAATATTGCACAGCGACCAGAAAACGATAATGGAAACGTGTGGATTCCGATTCGGTTAACTCGATTATTTTATTAGCTGCGCTTACGACATCGACATGCCCAAATTTCTCGTGATACGCATCAAGATAAACTTCGAGCAATTCAGAGCTAGCTATATCCTCCCATTGGTACTTAGCAAGCACCGCACGAGCCGCGTCATAATCATTTTTTGTCACCATATGGTAAAGTGCCTCCTCACAAGACACGCACCAAGACCATCTAACATCAGCAATCGCGCCCGACAACTCACCAAGCAGGACAGGGTATAAATCAATTATTCCCAGTTCCTCATAAAGAAATCGTGCACTTTTAATAAAATCATGCACTGCCCTTATATCTACACCTAGCAACCACCCATCGTAATCCTTGAGCCTCATCAAAGGAACTGTATGAGCCGTGTGACATAGGCGATACCAAGTTATGCGGGCACGAAGATATTTCAACTCATCGGCAGGAGCCTCGGAAACCCTGTCCTTTTCCATAAAGTTATGCTTGGGCCATTCACTTTTGCAGCAGTTCTCATAGCGTTCCGTCGAACCGCAGAGACAGTTTTCGCGGTCTTTTGGCTCAAAGCTCTTAAGTTTTTCCCACATCAATCTGTCTCATTAGTCATGGTCATTCATTACAATAATGAGGTTAGTAATGTTATACAAGCGCTCGCGAATTCACCGACACTGCTGAGCATAATCACATCCTAACCAACCACTCGACTAAAAAAGTTGACCTAAGCTCGCCGGCTGCCAGTTCATTATCACCAGCTCGCCGCTCACCTCGGCTTTGCCTTGGCGCTGGTTGGCAGTGGTGTAACAAATCTCCAGAGTCTCGAAATGGAAGCCTTCGAATACGCGGCGGATGTCTGGGTGGTCGTTGATGCTGACCATCACTTTGCCTTTGCAGCGGCGCATGAAGTCGGCCATCCGCTCATAGTTTTCGAACGGGAAGTCCACGCCATAGCCCGCGGTCTGCCAGTAAGGCGGATCCATATAGTGGAAGGTGTGGGCACGGTCGTAGCGTTCAGCGCATTCAAGCCAGGGGAGGTTTTCGACGTAGGTGCCGGACAGGCGCTGCCACGCGGCCGAGAGGTTTTCCTCGATCCGCAGCAGGTTGATGGCCGGGGCAGTCGTCGCCGTCCCGAAAGTCTGACCCGAGACCTTGCCGGCGAAGGCGTGGTGCTGCAGGTAGAAGAATCGGGCGGCGCGCTGGATGTCGGTGAGGGTTTCGGGGCGGGTCATTTTCTGCCATTCGAACACCTGCCGCGAGCTGAGCGCCCATTTGAATTGGCGCACAAATTCTTCGAGGTGGTTCTGCACGACGCGGTAAAGCGTGGCCAGGTCGCCGTTGATGTCGTTCAGGACTTCGACCGGTGATGGCTGGGGCTTCATGAAGTAGAGCGCGGCGCCGCCGGCAAATACTTCGACGTAGCATTCGTGTGGCGGAAAAAGCGGAATGAGGCGATCGGCCAGGCGGCGTTTGCCGCCCATCCAAGGGATGATAGGAGTAGACATAAAAAGCAAGACCTTTACTGTATGGATAAACAGGTGCTAGGCTCGCCGCGCTTTGTGCACGGAGCAAGAGCCTTGGCTGGACTTGCAGGGACCATCTGCAGGGACGGCGGCTGATCCGGATGTTGACGCATCTGGACCGGCCGCTCTTTTTACTTCGGTGTTGAAACTTCTTTGGCGTATGCCTGACAGGCCGCGAGGGCAATCAGCCCCCGGTCGCCGTCATCGGTGACGCCGATAATTCGTTGAGCATGCGCTGGGTCAAGTTCGGCTCTTGTGGGGCCATGAACCACGCCGCCGGTGGCGGTGGTGGCTGACAGCGATCCGTTGCCGGCGCCGGCGGTGGCGTCGAGTAGGACTGACAGGCGCAGATCAGCAGTGGCAAGACGGTCGCGCAGGCGACCTTGATCACGTTGGGCATCACTCAAGGCTCGGTAATGGGTTTGTTCACTGGTTGCCAGCCGCTGCTCGAGCGCGAGGCGTTTATACTTTTCGGCACGCTGCTGAGCGGCCGAAGCAAGGGTTATCTGATTGAGCGTTTCGGTGTGGAGTCGGGCCTGCTCTGCGAGATGTTTGCCGTAGCGCCAATCCTGTAATTGCCAGGCGATGGCGGCGGAAGCACCGGCTAAAACGGCCAGCAGCACACCTTTGGCCCCCAGTCGATACGGCGTCGGTATCAGTTCGCCGAGACGCATAGCACCGCCCTCGCCCGCCCCCACAACTCCAGCCGATCCTGTAGGCCGTTGAGGCCACCGTTGATCCTGCGGGTGATCGTGTTGAACTCGTTTTGATCTGCCAGTGCGTTCAGCCCATTCACGGACCAGAACCACGCGGCCGATTCAGCGGCCCACTGCGGCAGCTCCAGTAGCTCAGGGGTGCGCAGCAATCGCTCGTCGCCGAACAGCGCCAAGCTGCAGCGTAGATAATTGTCGTGACCGGTGACCTGGATCAGACCGCGACCGCGATAGCGCTGGCCATCACCATCCGCTGCCGGGGTGTTGCCCAGTTTCGCAGCCAGGTTGCCGGTGTCGTATTTGCTCAGGTACTGCTCGCCGCCCAGTTCCCGCACGTACTGCAACTGTCCCGACTCGTGACCGACTTGCGCCAGAAACGCAGCTTGGCGTTTCGGCGTGTTGATCTGCCGGTGGGCCATGGCTGCGTTGAGGGCGGATACAAAAACGCCCGCTTGGCGGCGGGCGTTGGGCATGATGCTTTGCAGCTGTTGTTCAGTGATGGACATACAAACTCCAGACGTAAAAAAACCGCACTCAGGCGGCGATGGGATGCGGCTACTGCTTCTCGATGTTCACCACCTTGAGTGGTGGTTTCGGCCCTTTCTTTTTCTTGCCCTTGGATTTACCGGCTTTGCCGGCATTGCATTCGACCGTGGTGGACCAGCCAGACTGGGTGAACACCTGCTCGACCGAATCCGCCAAGTATTCGCCATCAAGCCCGACCTTGAACCCCTGAGCGATGATGGGACGCTCGGCGAAGATGTCCGTTCGGCCGGGCATCTCAAGCCGAACATCGGCGGTCGAGCGGTTGAACGCTGACAGACGGGCCTTGGCCGCCGCTTCAGCAGCGGTCTTGTTTGGGTAGATATGGCGGTCGGTATGCACTGCCGGCAGGCCATCCGGAGCGTCATCATTGTCGATGGTGACCACCGCGAGCTTGCCGTTCTTCTTGTCCTGATGCTTGGTCGCGACCGCCTTGTGTGAGTTGCGATCACCGAGACTGAATTGCCAACGGCTGAGGTCGCGTCGAGTCAGGGTAATGGCGCCGAACGTCTTACCGCTGGCTGTCTGGCCACCCTGACGCGGCATCACCAACAGCTTGCTGTCGGCGACCTTGGCTGTGCAGTCGTACTGCTTGGCCAGACGGGTGATGAAATTAAAATCGGACTCGTTAAGCTGGTCGACCCGGGCGACCTTAGTCGACACCGGGCACACTGGCTGCCAGCCATTGCGCGCGGCGATGTCGGCCACAATCTTCGACAGCGGCACGTCTTCCCAGCTTCCGCTTCGGATGGTCTTGCCACTGCCACGCATGTCGCTGGCCTTGCCCTTGATCACGATGGTATCCGGTGGGCCTGACACCTCGACCGTGTCCACGGTGTAGCGGCCCATGCGCATCAGGCTCGTTTCGGCATAGCCCAGGTAAATCTCGATTGAGCTGCCGCGTCGTGGCAATTGCACTTGCCCGTCACGGTCATCGATGCGCAGTTCAAACTCGTCGGACTCCATGCCCGGCTTGTCAGAGGTACGCAGTTGCAACAGCCGATCATTGATCTTGGCCGTGACATCGGCGCCATCGGCGACGATTCGAAACATCGGTGTCATGGATTTTTCCCAATAAAAAACCCGCACAGGGCGGGTCAGAAAACAACGTGTCGTAACGCATAACGCGGCGGCGCGTGAGTGACGACATCGCCCGGGATCAATCCCACAAGCTGACGCCCTCACTGGTCGGACTCGGCAGATCCGGCAGGACGATGATCACGCCCAATCGGAACGGTTGAGGCTCATCGGCTAGCCCCTGATTGGCATCGAGCACGGCCTCGACGCTGCCATTCAGATGGCCGTAAACGTTGTTGCAAATGACATCGAGCATGTCGCCATCAAACGTCCTGCATGTCGTCGCCATAACGCTCAAACTCCAAAGTGAACCCCTGTTTTCGAGCAATCCCGCCGTGCAGCAGCGCGGACTGTTCCTCGTTGATGTTTTTCAGGCACCACGTTCCGATCACCTCGCCATAACCCGTGGTCAGGGTTAGCGGCTGTAGCCTGGCACCAATGGAACGCAGTGTGTCCAGTTGCTTCAACCCACCCTTGAAGCCCGGGTAGATCGTGCCTTTGAGCGTCAGCTTTTCATCACCCATGCCGATGGCTTGCTTCGCCGGCCGGCGCGTCAGCCGCTCCTGCGAAGCCCAGCGGAATTCGGTCGACCGGCTCAGCTCATCAAACGCCGCCGTGTCCAGGTTGAAGTAATACGGCTCAATTTTCGGATCTCGCGGCTGAATGATCATTAGGTGTGGGAATGGCTTTACCGCCTCCGGCGCCGGCGTAGCCTCACCAGCAAAGAAACTGGTGGGCACGATGTTGGCCAGCGACGGACTGACCTTGCCGGCGACGTTGTTGATTGCCGTGGCCGTCTTGCCCGCCTGCTCCTTCAACGTGCCCAGCCGATCCTGCACTTCAGCCGCCGCCCGGGTGGCGCGGCCGTACACCGCCACCACCTGACCGACCTTGGCCTGAGCCGCATCGACGCCACGCATCACCCGCTGAAGTTTGGCGCCGATGGCCGGGCCGACAAACGGGATGGTTTCCAGCTCGGACGCGGCGCCTGTTAGTTCACGGATCGCGCCGTTGACCGGGGTCAGCATTCCGTCAGCACTGCGCCGCCCGGTTTCCGCTGCCTCGACCAAATACTTCAGGCTCGATTGCATTTGCTCCATGTAAGCCATGAAACCTCCTTAAACATGGGGTTCGTCGTACAGCTTGGCGGCGTTACTCTTCGCCGCATCCGCCATCATTCGCTGCATGTGCGGCATCAGATCCTGCGCCAAAGCTTGCGGGTCCTTGACGTCGCCCTGCACCGTGACCGGCATGTTCAGCGAGTACTGAAACTGCTGGTCCACCTTGGCCGGCACCGGTTTTTCTGGCTCCTTGGGTTGGATCGCCAGCGCCGCCGACTTGAGCGGCGCCGTCACCGCCATCGAGCGTGCGACATCACCCAACACCGGGCCTTGTTGGGCCGCTGACGTCAGCATGAGCGGCGTGGTCGGCACCGGCGCCTTTGCCGTTTGTTCGGGCTTTTCATCCTCTCCACCGAACAGCGACTTACCCAACGATCCGCCCAGCGCCGCACCGCCCTGACTGCCGAGGTAAGCACCGATCAAGCCGCCGATGGCCGTGCCGATGATTGGCACCACCGAACCAATGGCAGCACCAGCTGCTGCACCGGCCATGGTGCCGGCGAGATTGCCCGCAGCCGCACCATAACCCTCAGCTTTCTCGTCCTTGGTCTGAGCGTTCTCGAAAGTGTCGAACGCCATCGCACCGGCTTCCAGCAGCGAACCGCCGGGAACCCCCTTTGCGACTTTGCCGACCTTGCCGACGGCCTGCACCACCCCAGTTAGTTTGGACATCGCACCGGCCGGAACTGGTGGCACCGGTGGAATCGGCGGCCTTGGTACGGGAACGGGCGGACGAGGCACGGGAACCGGTGGACGTGGTACAGGAGCAGATGGACGCGGCACCGGTGGACGCGACGAGCCAGGGCGAGGCAGCGGCCGACGCCGCGAGGCATTGCGCCGCGAGCCGCGTCCACGTCGGCGAGTTTCGCCCGGGGCATCTGCGCCGCCGGCGCCACCCATGGCACTGGCGTTGACGACAAACACCTTTTTAACCGCGTCGTCACCGCCGCCCGCCTCGCCTTCATCATCGCCGCCCGAGGCGGCTTCCTTGGCCAGCGACACGACTTTGAGGCCGGTGGAAACCAGATCGAATTTGCCTGGCTTCTTGTCGTCGCCTTCCCTGGCGCCATCATCGCCATCCGCCGGCGTGCCCTTGAACGCCGCCACTGCCTTGAGGCCGGTTTCAACCAGCGATAGCGCTTTACCGGCCTTGCCCTTGGGTTCGGCATCTTTACCGCCGCCGTCGCCATTCTCGGCGTTGGTCACAAAGACCTTTTGCACTTCACCTGACTTACCTTTACCCAAGGCGCCGCGCGCCAGGTTGAGCATTCCTTTGCCCATCTTGAAAGAGCTATACAGACCGGATAGCCCAACCAATGCGGCACTGACCAAACCGATTCCAGTCACGACGCCGGGCGAGCTGTCAGACAGCGAAGTGATGCCTTTAACGACCTTGGTCAATGACTCCGCGACGACGTCCGTCACCGGGCGCAGGGCATCACCAATGCTGCGCATGGCGTCATCCATCGATTGGGCCATCTCGGCCCACTTCTGCGATGACGACTCGCGCCGCTCGGCGAGGTTTTTGTCCAGGATCCCGGTCGCTTCACGCGAATCGTTTTTTAGCTGGGTGTACAGTGCTTTGTTCTGCATGTAGGCCGACAGCGCGGCCTTGACCTGCATGTCAGCGAACAGGTCGCCAGTGCGCAGAGATTCTTCCAGCGAGGCCATCATGGCCTTGGCCTTTTCAGGGTCCGCTTCCTTGCTGATTTTTGACGTGGCTTCGGCCATGGCCGCCGCACGCTTCGGATCGGTGGCCTGAATGTATTTCTGAGCCAGCGCCATACTGGTTTCGAGCGTCGACATGCCGTTTTGCAAACCGGTCTGCATCGATCCCTTGTAATCAATGCCGGCTTTTTCGTAGGCCTTGACCGTGTCGGTCGAGCCGATTTTGCCCATCCAGTTTTTCAGGTTATTGGCCGCTTCGTCCGAACTACCGGCCTGCTTCATCTGCACTTGCAGCATGGCGCCCAGTTGCGTCACCGCGTCCATGCCTGTGATGCCGTTGCTGGCCATGTTGGCCAGCAACTCCGGGAACCACTTGGCCATGTCGGCCGCTTCAAAGCTGCCCGCTTGACCTTGGTAGGCGATCGCCTCCAGCGCCTGCTGCATCTGCTTGGGGTCGGTGATCTTGGCGTTCTGTCCCAGGGCGTTGATCATCTTCGCCGTGTCGACACCGCTCGATCCCTGCCCCACGACAAACTTGGCCGCGACGGGTGCATATTCCAGCGCCTTGCTCAGGTCCATACCGGCGCCGACCAACTGATTGACCACGTCGGCCACATCGTTACGCGCCATGCCGGTGTCGCGTGAGGTGTCGATGATCTTGCGCGACATCTCCTGTTCTTGTGGCTTGTTGGCAATGCCGGCCTTGATCGCGATGTCACGGACAATTGCGCCAAAATCAGCGCTGACCTTGGTCGGCACTGCCATGGCACCGACACCGACCACCGCCGCACCGACGGCGCCTTTCATGCCCTTTACACCCGAATCAATCTGCTGATGCCCCTTGGCCTTCAGCTCGGCTTTGTTGGCCGTCTGCCCCATCGAGCGATAGGCTTTTTCCAGCCGGCCGACCTCGATCCCCTGCTTTTTCAGGCTGTCGAGGTTTGAGTTCAAACGGTTGAGTAATTTGGACGCACCGGCCGCGCCGGTGTCGTGAGCCTTCTTCCATTCTTCGCGCAGGCGGATGGTGTCGCCAATCGTGCGCTGCAGCACACGCGCTTTGTTGCCTTCTGCCTCGAGGCGCTTGATGCGCCCGGTCACATCCTTGAACGCGGCGCCGACCGTGGAACTGACGGCGCCGCCGATCACCAGCCCGAGGGCGATTTTGTTTGCCATGTGATGGCCCCCATGTACCCAGCACTACCCTAAGCGGCTCAATCCGTGAGCCACCACACCATATCCGCGAACGGCATCGACTGGATCTCGGCGGCGGAAAATCCGGTTTCCGCCGCCAGACGTTTCGCCGCCGACTTGATAACGCTGGGGTTAAAGCCCGTTGTCGTTGTCCATGCGAAAATAGCCGGCCTGCAAGCGGTTAAAATCCACCAGCTTCAGCCCCTCCAGATCCGCCACCGGCGCACCGGACAACGCAGCAAACAACACCAGCTCGCGCTGCTCATCGTCACCACCCACTTCACGATTGGCGGCCCGCACGTCGCCCACGGTCGGCGAACGCAAGGCCAGCTTATCGACGGTCACACCGTTGATTTCGCTCGGGCACGACAGCGTTACCAGCACCTGATCGGTGGTCAGCGACAACCACGCTGGCATTGAGTCCGAATAATCGGTTTTCGGTACCAGGTGCGAATACGCCGTTTGCACGCGGCGATAATCCGTCAGCTTGAGGCCTTCCAGATCCTTCAGTCCGACTTCGGCCAGACCGGCGAACAGCATCAGTTCGCGCTGTTCATCATCGCCGTTGGCAGCACGATCAGCCGCGCGCACTTCACGCACGGTCGGGTTACGCAGGTTCAACATCTCGACGTCGATGCTGTTGGCTTGGCTTGGGCGGGTCAGCGTTACGACGGCACCGACTGCACTGAGCGACAGCCAGGCCGGCAGGTTTTTAGCGATTGCTTGAGTCATCTGGATCTATTCCTCACAGGCCGAGCGCGTTGCGCACTTCGAGCAGTTGGTCTTTGCCGTCGATCACCTGGATGCCGGCGACCATGTCGATCTCGTACATCAGGCGCCCGTCGATTTCGAGCTTGTAGTACGTGACCGCAATAGCGTGTTTGATCTCGGCGGCGTCGCCGGCTTTCCAGTCGCCCATGTCGACCTCTTTGAGCCGACCGCGCAGGGTTGCAACGACCGCCGTCACCGCGCCCTTTTGGCCCCTGAAGGCACCACGAAACGTGGCGTTGAATGCCGTGCCATCGGCCAAACCGAAATTCTTCAGCGACTCACGGCGCACGCCTTTGGTGACAAAGGACGCCTCCATTTTTTCGAGCCCCTGATCCATCTCGACAGGGCCGGCCATGCCGCCCCCGCGATACTCGTCAGTCTTGGTGGTCAGCTTGGGCAGCGTCATGCTCGGCACTTCGCCGGCAAAATTTACGCCGTCGACGAACATGTTCGTGTTGTACAAAGTTTGAGGAATCATTTGCTACGCCCCCTTAGGCTGCTTCAAGCACTTCGGTCATCCATTGCTCGGTGACTTCAAAAAGGAAATTCGGGTTTTCTGCCGGCGGCACGTCGGTGAAACGGATGCGCCAATACACCTTGCCTTGGGCGATCTGGCTGGCCGTGTTCAGCTCGGTGTCGGGGAACACTTCAAAGTTGATGATTGCGCCCTGGGCTTTCAGGTCGCGCATGAACGCATCCAGACCGTTGGTGACATCGGCCACATAGGTCTTGGTGATCGAGCGGTCAACCGCCCATTTGTGCCCGGCCTGCACTGCATCCATGAGAATGAACAGCGTGCGAACGCGAGTAACGAAGGCCCACTTCGGATCGCTCGACAGCGTGCGGTTGCCCCACAGGCGATAACCGTCATCGCGAATGATCGTGGTGATATTGGCGTTGTTGAGCAGGTTGGCCCGGCACGTTTCGTCGCCGTCCAGGTACTCGACCGCGCGGCCGGTACCGGTGATGCCGGTCAATTCCTTGTTCGATGGCGAGGCCCAGAAACCGTATTCAGCATCCGTCCACGCAAACAGGCCTGCTGCCCAAGCAGAGCCGGGCGCGTCGACCGTCGAGCTGGTGACGGTGTCCCAGTACTTCACACCCGGGTCAACCATGAACAGGTTGCGACTGCCGAAGTTATCGGCGTAGGCCATGGCGGCCTCATCGGTGGTGCCAGGGCCGTCAATGATGCCGATGGCGCGCAGCTTCTGCGCCACACTGTCGAGCGCAGTGGCCACAGCCTGAGTCGCGGTGTGGCCCGGGGCGATCAGCAATCGCGGCTGTGCGTTGAACAGGCTTTTACCGTCGAGCAGCGCCTGCAAACCGGTGCGCTGCCCCGAGGCCAGAACACCGCCGATGATCGCCGAGGTTTGCAGCGCGGCGTCTTCCAGCTTGGCCACACCGATGGCGACGATCACCGCCTTGGCTTTGACGAAAATCGCCTGACAGGCCTTGGTGATGGCCGAGTCGGCACCGAACGCGGCAATGGCTTCGCGCTCGGTCGTGATCAACTTCAGTTCGCCGGCCTTGGCCGTACCGCCGCCGAGAATGCCCGGTGTGAAGGTGTCGCACAGACCGATAATCGACGAAGACGGCAGCGAGATGGTGCGCGCTCCCGTCTTGACATCAGTGGTCGTGACGCCGTGAAAGAAACTCATAAAGTCCAATCTCCAGAAACGAAAAAGCCCCGCATAAGCGAGGCTGTGAGGGTGTTCGTGTTACGCGTAACGGAATGAAAAACGCCCCGTCAGTGCGGGGCGTTTAGTCGGGTTGTGCTGACAGCCAGGTCGGCGCCGGCGGTCGGTGTTCGGCGAGCGGGAATTGCTCGCCTTGCGGCCAATCGCGCAACTGCCGGCGGTACGCTTGCAGTTCGGTGTATTGCTCGGCCGTGATCGAGGTCAAACCGCCCTCTTCGACCTCGTCGCGGTGCCGGGACACCAGCGGATCCGTCAATGCCAATTGCGCATCGCGCCAGGCGCGCTCAGCTTCGGCCAATGCCTCGGCATCCGGGGGCGGCGGATCTATCGCAACCGGATAACCGTCACGATCGGGGACAATCAACTTCCCCTCACTTTGTGCGGCCACAAGATCCGCGTGCAGCTCATCAGTAACTTCCTTGGCACCCTTTGGGATAGTGCAGCCCGGGCTTCCAACTTCCCCGTGAACATCGGTGTCAAAAAAGCCGCCCCGGACTTCATCGATACAATTGTAAAACTTAGCCATGCTTAGTACCCGATAGCGATGTAATCAAAGTAGAAATTGGCGTTAGCCACTCGGGAAATGGTGGCGCCCGATTTGTCTCGTCCATTATGCGAGTACGCACTGCCGCCGGTTGACCATGGCGTAAGCACCAGGGCGACACAGGCATTCGGAAACGACACCGGAAACGTCAGCGGAATGCTTGCGGCGGTGGAAGCGTTGGCGATGTTCCCCACTTTGATCATTAACCCCGGAAGCTGCTGACTGGCAGCAGTGACCGCTAGAGCAGCGGCAAAGTCCGAGTTTCTTAAGAGGTTGGCCGTGGACTCAAGAACAGTCCATGTGGTCGGGGAGGTCGCCACAAACTTGGCTGACTGACCCGGCTTAACTGCGAAAGTGGTGAGATTCCCGCCCATCTGATCCTGAATGATCGCACCACCCGAAACGGCAACAGTTCCCCCGACAGAGGTACTGAATACCGTAAAGCTGGCCCCCGAATACGGAATACCCATTACCGATGGTGGCGGCAGGCTCAGGGTGTATGACCCAAGAGAGTTAAACCAGACGAGCGCGCCAATGTCCGCCAGTGCCACGTTCCGGGAAGCCGAGACAGTCTGAAACGAAGAGTATCCGTTCAAGGCTCTTTGCACGAATTCAGTTGTGGCTAACAATTTGCTGTTATCAAATTGCGGCGCGGTAAAGCCCTGCACCTTGGCATATTGCAGCTGTGCAGAGCCCCACGCCCACCACGCTGCTTGCGTGGGACTGGTCACCACTGTCAGCGAGGCGCCAGGCTGCAAAGGGATGCTGACAGGATGGGCCCCGCTGCCGACGTTGTACGAATCCGCACCGACACACTCCACGTTAACGACGCCACCACCAATGTTAAGGAAGTGGATGGCGGCCCCATAGGTCATATCACTGGCCAGCGGCAGTTTGACCGTAAATGAGCCGATGACTGTAACCAATGTACCGGCCGACGCCGTGGTCAATGACGCCGACGCCGTCAGACTGGTGAAACCGCGATAATTGCCAGCGGCGCGCGCGACAAACTCTGTCGTAGCTAACGACTTGCTACTGTCAAACAGCACAGGGGTAGGTGCTGTCGGATTGCCCGCGAAGCTTGGCGAGAACAACCGGGCCAACCCATCGGTGATGTCCTTGAACGTCAGCGCCGTGGTGCCAACCACAATCGGGCCATCCGTCACCAACTGCCAAATGCTATCAGCCTGTGTAGCGCCCTCCTCGACTGCTACCGTCAGATTCGGAGTCACCTCGACGTTGTTGTCCGCATCCTTGGCGCGAACCCAGTACCCGACCGCAGCCACGTACGGGCCATTGTTCTTGGCCGCGAATTGGTCTTTCACCAACACACGATCACCCACAGCCAGAGCGACACCATCAATCGTCTGCAAGCCCGCCAGATTGATGTTGACCGTGGTGGCCACGCGCACGGACTGCTTAATGTCCAGCTTGCCCAGCTCTTCCAGAATGCGCGAATCGACGTATTCGCGAGTAGCCAGCACCACCGCCGGATCGATCTTTAGCGTGATGTTGCCGGTACTGGTGACCACGAAGTTCATGCGCACGACTTGCGTGCGGCCCGAACCTTGCGACAGCAGCGGCTTGAAACTCGGCGCACAGTTGGCCACCGCCACCAGATCCCCGTCAGCATCGTAGAGGCCGATTTCGCGAATCCACTTACCGCCCTCATCGGCCGGAATGATCTGCTCGGCGATGATCACCGCCGAGTTGACCGGGTCAATGCGTAGCTGATTCAGGGGCTTGCGCCGCCACTCGTTTAACAGTCGGGTTTGAGTGGCCGCCGGGACGGGATTCGGCGGATCCGCCAGCCCGTTCGGGTTGGCATCACCCACGCCCATTTCAGTAATCTTCCAGGCAATCCCGAGCGCGTCGGCATTCGCCTGTTTGGCCCTGCCCACATTCGTGAGGATGGCTAAAAACTGCGAATTCGCATCAATCATGAATAGATATCCAGAGTGTCTATAGAGTGTTCGCGACCGACCATGCCGAAGCTGCCGGTGACCTCGATGTCACGCATGACGGGTGGGTAAACGTCAATTTCGTCGCCGTCATAAAGGGAAACGGCAATGTTCAGATCGCCTTTGGTTTCGAGGCTGATCGCCAGCCCGGTCAGATGCCGCGTGACGGGCTTGGCGTCGTCGATCAGGCGCTCAAGCTCCTGATACATTTCTTCAGTGATGCCGGTATCGAGTACGCCAATCTTCAGTGCAAAGGTTCCCGGCACGCCCTCGGGCGCCATCTTGAACCACTCGATAATCTCGATCAGATAGCCCAGCGGCTCGACCACACGACGTATCGCGCCGATCGTGCCCTTGTGTTTGTGGATGTAAAACGACGCTTTGATGGCCGCGCGCTTGGTCGCCTCAGACCATCGGTAATCCCAGCGATCGACCGACCACGCCCACGCCAGATGCGGCAGCAGATGCACCGGACAGGTGTCGGGGTTGTAGAGGTCGCGCAGCGGGACAATCGTCTTTTCGAAAAACGCGGCCTCCATGGCCCGTTCCAGTTGCGTGCTATTGAGCGGCAGTAGACTTTTCATATCAGCCCGCCAGCCTCACTTTGTAGCGCGTGCAGAACGCCGCCTGAGCCTTGGTCGGGGCCAAGTCCTGCCACCCGACCAACTCAACCCGTGCAACGCCGGCAACGTGCAACTGAGCGTCAACAGCGGAGCGTGCGACCTCGACGCCCAGCCGCTTGCGTGGATTGATCCAGCCGGCCAATCGGCTTTTCGCTTCGGCCAAACTGGCATCCGCTTCGGGGCCGGCTCCGGCCATATGCAAGATGGCGTCAATCTCGTAGCGGATCACCTGCGCACTCTGCACGGTCACCCGATCACCGACCGGGCGCACGTCTTCGTCGTTCAACGCAGCGGCGACAGTGGCCAGCAGCTCCGGCGACGCTTCGCCTTCCCCGTCCAGCCCCAGCACCGTTACCGTAACGTAACAAGGCGCCGGGCTTTCAGCCGTGGCATCCGCCACCAGCCCCGAAGCGTTACGCGCGTGCAGGATGTAGCTGTTACGCGGGCCGGCCGTGGTCAAGCCCTCATAGGCCAACTGGATGCGTTCGCGAAACGGGTCGTCTTCTTCCATGACCTTGGGCACCGGCGGCACCGCCAGCAGATCCTCGGCCTGGATAACCAGGCGCTTCAGATTGACGTTAGCCCCTAACTGATCGAGGTCACCGCGAATAGCGTGCGCGAGCAGTAGCGCCTTGCCGGCGTCATTGACCCGGGCGCGGTTGCCGACCTTGATATAAGCCCCAACCTCAAGCGTCTTGACCACTGGATCGCTTTCCAGCGCGGCCGTCCAGTTGCCACCCATGTACCCGCGAAACACGCCCAGCCCATCCTGATAAACCTCTTCGAAGTCCAGAGGCTCCAACACGGTCGGCGCCGGCAACGACGACAGATCAACGGTACTCATGCGGCCACCTCCAACGTGACGCTGTCGCCCAGGTACTTCCCGACGATTTGCAGATTGATTTGCCCGCCAATGACGGAGATGACGCGCACCTGATCCAGCTTCAAACGCGGCTCCCAGCGCCCTAGAGCGCGGGCGACTTCAGCCTGTACGGCGCTTTTCCAGCCGTCGTTAACGGGCAAATCGACAAACCGGCGCAGCTTGCTGCCGTATTCCATACGGTGCCGGCGACTGCCCAGCGGCGTGCCCAAGATGTCTGCGATGGATTGGCGCAAGTGCTTGATGCCGGAAATGGGTTGGCCGGTGTGGCGATCCATTCCGATCATCTATGTCACTCCTTGAACGGCTCGTATTCTTCGCTGGCTTTCAGGAACTTGACCGCCTCGATGTCGGAGGCCGGCACAACGACCGTCGCCTTCTCGACCGGATAGGAACGGTCAGTTCCGGGCACGATCAACAGTCGCGACGTGTAAACCTTGTCGCGGAATTTCAAGAACTCCGGCGATGAGAACATTGAGGATGCAATTACTGGTTCAGAGGACGCTTGCGCCTCAGTGACGGTCGTATCGATCTTGGCCATGTATTTCTCCAGGCATGAAAAAGCCCGCACTGGGCGGGCTGTTTTGAATGAATTAATGCGTATGGTGATTGCTGTTGCCGGTGGCATCAATAATTGCGCCGGCGCTGGTGATGCCCTTGGTAACGTGCAGCGCGCCTTCGATCATCACCGCTGCTTTCAGATTGATGTTGCCGGTGGTCACGTTCACCGCGCTATCGGTTACGACCGCTTCCGTGCTGGCCACTTTGATGGTCACCGTCCCGCTCGGCAGAGTGATGCTGTAGCTCTTGGCCTGCCAGTCGTAGACCAGCGAGCCGCCATCATCGAAACGCCAGACCTCGACGTGGTCACGGTTGTCCGGCGGCGGTCCGGCATTCCCGTAAAGGCCCGGGACAAACGTGCCTTGTGACACGTCACCGCTGGGACTGATCAAACTGCCCTGCTCGCCCATGGACGGCGCCCGCCAGTGCCTGGCCTTTCCCGCCGCGATGCTGTGCCAGCGCACCCAGGCGCTGACCCAATCACTGCCATCCGACACTCGGCACACCGGCGGCGATGCCGACAGATCCAGCGCCACCACATAGCAAGCTTTAACCACCCCGGCGAGCATACGGTCGTGCTGGGCACTCGCATAGCCACTCACACATCCTCCGCAGGGACAAAGTCCTCTTTGGCGTCGTTGTTGAATCCAATGAGCAACATGCCCGGCGGCTCGTCAGGCCAGAGCCATTCTTCCGGGCCGAGATAGACTTGCTGAGTCCATTCCACGACCCAGACCGTGTAGCCGTCCAGTTCGGGTTTGGTCCAGTCCTGCATGGCCTGAACGAACTCGGCTGGCTCGACCTCTACGCCCCATGACTGCGCCCGTAGCAGAACGGCCAACTGCCCCGCCAAGAACACTGCTTGCTGATGATGGTCGGGCTGGATCGGATCCGTGATCACCCGCGCCTCGAACTTGCAGGACAAGCTGGTTTCTCCCGTCCCCGAATCAATGCCCGGTTCCATTTCTGCCAGTTCCACCAGCACCGCGGGCAAGGCGATGCGATCATCAATGTTGGGCCAGACCGCAACCGTCTGAACACCAGGCAAATGATCCTGAACATGATGCTCAATGGCCCGATACAGCTGCTCAAGACTGAACGGTTCGTCGACTGAGTCCATCTCGTCATTTCCCCCTTAAGTACTTCTGCACTTCAAAATTGAGTTCCTGCTGCAGGACATGCACCAGGTGTTCGTCTGCTTTGCGCACCCAGCTATCGAAGTGCGGTCGGGCTTGCTCTAGCGACACCTTGGCTTTGGCCAACGGAAAGCGGTTGTCATGTTCGGCAATCCAACCCGAACTCGCGCCGCTGGCTGCACTGACATCGCTATCGGGGTAATCCGAAGATTTGAAATGCTTGCTGCCAACGCGGATCCAGACATCTGCGCTGCTCCCATAGACTCGCTTGTGGAACGCGCCCTGGAAACGTCGCCCCGCGACTGACACACCGGATCGGGTTTGCCGTGCACGGCCTATGCGGCTGGCTTCCATGGCGTTGAGGCCGAACCACAATTTGCCGCTGTTCGCGCCGCCGCTTACCGGGTAGGTCCGCAGACGTTGCCGTACAGCGGCCACCGCAATGCGCTCCTGCCTCCCGACGGCGCGGGCGATATGGGTAGCAAGCCAGCGCAGGGTTTTGTTGATCGCACGGCGCTGGGCATTGGATGCTGCTTTCGGCACCAGGGCGGCAAAGTCCTGAAAGGCTTTCAAGTCTGCCGCCGAGGTTTGCAGCGAGATCATCCCGCCACTGGCTGAGGGTTTGAAATAGCTGCCGACGCTCATGCTTTCGCCCTCAAGAGCAATGCCACCCAGCCGGAACCATCCGGCTCCAGCTTGACCAGATCGTACTGGCCTCCCCCATCCTGCTTTGCCAGATCTACAACGACCAGTTGCCCCGGCTCAACACCCGCTGCGTCGACGACGCGCATCTCAAACTGCGGCTCGCGCAAGGCGGTGTTGATCCGCCCCATGCGCGGCTGCAGCCATGGCGCGGAAAAGAAACCGGCGATCTCTCGACCGCCGACCGTTGCCATGTCGCCCAAGCCATCCAGCACCAAGGTGTCCATGTCGTCGCTCAATTCGCGAAAGCCCATCACTCACCGCCGCTGTCGTCGTCCCCATTGGCAACGCCCGATTGTTGGCGCAGCAGTTCTTGTGCTCTGGGGTCCTTGAATGGAGCGATTCGCCCCTCGGCGAGTAACGCTTCCTCAACTTCTTTACTTGGTGGACTGTAAGGCTCGCCCTTCACAACAACGACACGGCCATCCTGCACGCAACCGTCGATCACCAGAAAATCGGCTTTCTTGGCCATGTCACACCACCTTGGCGTAAATGAACGCATCCGGTTCGAGCAGCCCAGCCAACGCCGCGCTCTGCAGCTTCAGCCAACGAGCGCTCGGCTCTTGGGTCACCCAGCTCTTCGGGAAGCGCGCCGCTTCGACCAAGCCGCTTTCCACGGCTTCCAGATCTTGAATCGCCCCGTACAGCATGGCGTTGCGCGTGGAAGTCGAGCCGAGAATCAAGCCACCTGCCGGAATCATTGGCTGCTCGTCATCCTCGTCATCCAGATACCACTCGTCGTAACCGTAAAGGTCGACGCCGGGATCATTCAGATAGCCCAGGTAAGTCACGCCGTCTGGCAGTTCCTCTGGCTTGATCAAGCCCATGTCAACGCGGCGAGTGTTGAGCTGCTTCATCACCTTCTCGTTCGACTGGAACGCATCCAGTGCTTCACCGCTCATGGCTACGGTGTTTGCCGTGCGCCCGGAATCCTTGGCAATCTTGCGTTTCCAGCTGCGAAGATTGGCAATGGGGTCGCCGTCTTGGGTGCCCCACTGACCGCTGCCTAGGCTGATCTTGTGATCGGGGGCCATCCGGAAGTCGATGGTGTCATCCACCCCTTCCCCCACGACGCGAACCTTTCCGGTCGTAAGTGCCTGGGCGCACATCCATTCTTCCCGGCGGATGATTTCGTCGTCCAGATCGCGCAGGTCCTTACCGAGCAATTGCCCGGCACGCTCCAGCGGAGTACGCGAGGAAAACGGGTTGTCGCCGGCCGAACGCTTGAGCACAAGCTCGGCGGTGGTCTCGCGCTTGGGCTGAATGTACGGCGGACTGTAGGTGCTGGTGGTATAGCCTTCGCGCAACGACACGCTGCCCGGCAGGCGAGGATTAACAAACGGCGCCATTTTGCGTTTGCCTTTGATGATGTCGATGTCCACGGTTTTGGTCGGGAACGTGACAGGACTGCCACCGTTGAAAAAAGTGTTCAGCAAAAAGCGCCGCGCGGTTGGCATCTGCTCGACCGCTTCAAGCATGGTGCGGGTATCAAAAATATCCATCAAAGACTCCGGATTAACGAACGAACAGGCACAGGGAACGCAGCGCAGTTTTTGCCTGCGCCAAAGTAAAACCCTCGCCAAGAGTGAGTTGACTGGCCAGCACTTCACCGGTCAGGCGGATTGGCGCGACCTGCGCGCCTGAGGTCGTATCAGTGGACTGATCCAGTACAGCCGAAGGAGCTTCGGAGCCATCGGTTGCTGCGGCCTTGCACAGCACGTATTCGCCACTGGCCGTTACTTGCCCAAGGACGGCGCCCCGACTGAGCTTCTGGCCGGAAGCGATCACGGCGGTGTCGATCATCACCGGGAAGGCACCGGCGGACAGTTGGTCCGGTACATAGGTTTGGCGTTCTGGGTTGCTCATGAATTTCTCCAATCAGCGGCGCGAGGCGCCTTCGACGATGGCGTTTACGACGGCCTTGCGCTCACCCTGAGCGGCATCGCCCGCAGGAGTGGACGTCGATGCACCAGTGGCGTCGGCCTTGATGGCGTGAAGGGAAATGCCGCGATCCTGCGCTGCCTTGAACAGCTGTAGCGCTGTGGCTTCAACCGTGGTGCCTGCTTCGATGGCAGCGGCAATTTCAGTTTCGAAACCTTTGCTGGCCATGGCATTGATGCCAGTGATGCGTTGCCGCTCTGCAGTAGCGCCTTCCTCGCGACTTTGGGTGCGGATGCTTTCGAGATCCGGCTGATTGGCCTGAGCGATTTCGATGATTTGCGGATCCGTGCCGGCGGCCAGCGCCTCACGCAACTCCGCCGTGCTGCTGACGGTGGTCATGTTGTATTTCCTCGGTTGAGTGGCGGCCGGTTTGGCCAGTTCGGTAAGCAATGTTTCAAGCGACCCCAGACGGTGGGCCAAGCCGGACTCGACAGCCGCAGCGCCTACGCGCAGGCCTCCGAAGTCGCCCATCTCTGGGACACGCTCCGGCTCTACGCCTAGGTTGCGGGCCACCTTGGCGACGAACACATCGCCCATGGCATCAACCGTTTCGCCGACCTTGGCCCGCCCCTCTTCGGTGGAGAGATCCACGCGCTTGTTAGGAGCATTGCGGCTGACGATCTGATATCGCTTAAGGCCGCTGCCTTCCTCGCCGCCGACCACGGCTTCAACGACCACACCGATACTCCCGGCGAGCGCCGTTTCGTCGATGACGATTTCGCTGGCAGCTGACGCAATCCAATAGGCCGCGCTTGCACCTGTGCCGCCGATGTAAGCGACGATGCGTTTGCGGTCACGGGCCGCATGGATCTGGTCAGCCAGTTCGTTGATGCCGGCGGCAACACCGCCTGGGCTGTCGATGTTCAGGATGATCGCGCTGATCTTGGGATCATCAAGTGCGGCCTGCAGGTCGGTGGCCAGCACCTGAGTGCTGGTCGCACCGCTGATCTCGGTGAAAAGGTTGGCATAGCGAAACACCGGGCCGACTACCGGGATGATCGCCACACCATTGCGTACGCTGACAGTGCGGCTGTTATCCAGTCGCATGCCGGTGCGTGTTTCCAGCGCCGCTGGATCGCCCATGCGGTCTGCAATGGTCAGCAAGTTATCCAGGGCGCCGGGCAGCATTAGCCACGGCTGCGATGCAGCCAGCTCGAATGCGCGGGGCATGGTTATTCCTCGTTGGGGTTGGCGGACGGCGGTGTTTCTTGCTCCCGTCCTTTGGGTAAAACGTGCAGGCCATCGTTGCGCCGCTGAGTGACTTCGCGCACGCGCTGCCGATATACCTGTTGCCACGGCTCGCCGGTCATCGCAGCGGTTTCCAGTGTTTCGTTGCTGACACCGATCTCGATGCGCTTACCGGCAGCGTTAGCCTCTTTCAACTCATCAATGGCGCCCCGGGCAGGGCCGATCCAGATGGCTTGGCAGTAGGCTTTACGTTTCGCCGGGTCCGCATAACCCGGCAGGCTGATCAGTCCACGGGCTACCGCCTCATCGATCAGCAATTCCCGACTGGGCTGACAAAAGTCACAGATCAACCACCAGCGGCGCAGGCTGTAAAAACGCCATGCCTGCAACATCGCCGCACGGGCTGCGCTGTAGCTGCTGCTGTAGTGCAGCAACAGCTCTTCCATCGGTTGCTCCAAAGCGGCGCCGATTTCCTTGACCACTGCCGTAAAGAACGGATCGAACTGCGCATTAGGCCGCGCAGGATTGGCGATTACCGGTTCCTCACCTTGGCCCAAGTCAACAATCGCCCCCTCGCCCAGAGCCAGTTCGCCGTCAGCTGTTGTGTCTCCTCCTGCACCGTCGCCTTCGTTGGCTAAAGCGGTCAGCGGGAGATTCCCTACCTGGAAGTCGTTGGTCTTTTTGATGAACACCGTGAACATTGCGGAGATCACCGCCGCCATCAACTCGGCGCTGCTGTAGCGCTCCAGCTTCTGCAGCGGCTCCAGCACCGGAGCCAGATAAGGCGCTCCGCGCTTCTGTCCCGGACGCTCCTTGTCGGCCATTACGTGCATGACGCGACGCCGGCCCGTGGCCTCGCCAAAGGCTGGCAGACGCTCCCATTTCAGCGCTTGGCCGGCGGTGTATTCGTTGGGGTATCCGGTGCAGACGTGATACGCCAGCGGCGCCCCAAGCCGGTCGAACTCGACACCGTCCACGAGGTATGTACTGTCCAGTTGCCCGGCTGGATTGCAGACTCGGTCAGACTCGATCAACTGCAAGCGCGTGCTGAAGATGCAGCCGGGGCGCTCATCGTCAGGACTGGCAATCAGCACGTCACCACCCACCATGGATGAGATCAATACCAGTGCTTGTAACTGGTAGTGGTTGAGTGTCGCTTCGGCATCGCATTCGCGTGGATCATCGGCGTACAGCGACCACAAGCGATCAAGCTGATTGTTGATTTTCTCAGCCTGCGTCTCGTCGAGACCTAATGCGTCATGATCAATCTGTGAACGGCAAACCAGCCCGGTTCCTACAACATTGGTGCGTAAGCGCGTGATCGCCGCACGTGCTATCAAGTGATTGCGCATGGCGTCTCGCGAGCGAGCAACCAGCATTCGACGCTCGTTTTGGTCGAGATCCCGACGCGGACTGCCGAGACCGGGAATCCAGCTGGCCATGCTGCGCAGTACGCGGGAAGCCCCGCGCCAACGCGTTTCAACACCGCCTCCGCCCCCTTGGGCGACGATAGGCCTGGACTCGTTTGCCGACTTGGCGAGTTTGAGGGCCTCGCGCATCAGCAGCTCGGCCGGGTCTTTTCGAAAAAATCCCATAGTCAGATCTTCATGTAGGAGACACGGTTGCGGCCACGTCCCTGTTGTCGAGCCTGTTCCAACGCGACCTCTCTGGCGTACTGCTGCTCCAGAAGGCGCAAGCTGTTCAGCTCAGCGCGATAAAGCTCGCGATCCGCACGGCGCAGGCGCTGGCCTTTTTTCAGGACGTCAGAAATCGCCGCCCGGACTTCCGCGAGGCGCTGTTGTGCGTCTGTCATGTGTGTTTCCTTAATAGCCCGCGCGACTTCGGGTGCCCCGCCCGCGAGCGGCTGCTCGGCGCGGTACCGGTGCGACCGGTTGTTCGGTACTGAACAGGGTTGGCTGCAGCAACTGCTGCTCCAGCTGGTCCCATTCGTGATCGCGTAACAGGTGAGTTTTCAGGCTGCGAGCGGCGTGCAAGGCATACACCTCGCAATCCAGCGCTTCGTTGCGACGGCCGGCTTTTTTTTGCCAAACCATTTTGCTGGGGTTACGTGGGTGCGGTGCCAAGACTTCGTTGGTGAGTTGCTCGTAGTAGTCGGAGCGGATTTCACTGTACCAATGCATGCGGCCCGGTCCGGCACCTTTGAGGCGCAGCCGCCCATCGATGAGCGTCTTCGCTTTGTGCGTGCCGACGATGTGGACGCGCAGGCCGTATTTCGCAGCCTTAGTGTTGTCCTGTGAGGTGTCCACCGATTGCGGCGGCTTGGTAAAGATTTCCTTGTCGCGACTGTCGATAGAGGCGCCTTTGATCGCCATCACGTTGTAGCGTTGACGATCCCGCACGTAGGCATATACCGCGTCACTGGTATTGCCGTCAGAGCTGTCGATGCTGACCGCCGATACCGCCAGTTGCGCACCGCCCTCGATAGGTATGGGTTGAGAAATAACCCGATCCAGTTCTTGCCAAACGGCGTCATGGGGATCGATGGGGTTGCCGTGAAGCTCACCCCAGTACAAGCGCCACGACTCTTCGCCTCGTCCCCAACCGATGATGGTGAGAGCGAGGCGGTCGCCCTGGACGTCAACGCCAACGGTGATCAGCAGGACACCTTTCGGCGCTGTCAGCTCCGCGTAAGGCTCCGCACGCTTTTCCAGCTCATCGGTCTTCGGTGCATCGCTCTGATACTCGTAGCTTTCGCCCTTGGAACTGTTGACGAAGGCGATCATCGGGCCGATGTTGCCTTGTGAGGCCGCGTGTTCGGCTTGGAGTTTTTTCTCCGTCAGCACTTGGAAACGCGATCCCCAGAACGTCGCATACAGCTCGTTGAGGATGTAACCGGCGATACCTCTAAACTCAGCCGTAGCCGACCAGCGCCCGTGCTTGAGGTTGGCGTTCTTCTGGTTGTCATCCCAGATTCCACCGCAATGCGGGCAGGAGTAGAACGATTTCTCCGGCCGCTTCTTGCCGTAGACCTCATGCAGGTATTCCGGATCCTCGTCGCAGTGCAGGTTGTCGAAGCTCAACGCGTGCTCTTGGCCGCATTCATGACACGGCACCAGGCCAACGCGCTTGTCCGACAGTTCCAGCTCCGCATCAATGGCGGACAAGCCCTTGATCGTCGGTGTACCGCCGATGATGATCTTCGAACGGCGAAACGTTTTGAGTCGTTCCTTGGCCAGCTTGATACTGTCGCCCTGGCCTCGCAGGTTCAGGTTGCAGTCGTCCGGCTCTTCAATGGCAACGCGCGGCACTGGCGTGGACTTCACACTGGCCGGGCTGTTTGAGCCCACCATTTTCAGGAAGCCGCCCGGGAAGCGCTTGAAGTCCTGCCGCTGCTGCAGCTTGCGGCTTCGCAGATCGACTTTCTTTCTCAGCCGCGGCGTGGCTTCGATCATCGGTTCGAGCTTTTCACCAACGTACTGCTTGGCCGCTTCGGCCTTGGGAAACAGCACCAGAATCGGTGACGGATCGATGTCGATCCATTTGCCTAGGGCGTTACCCAAAACACCTGACGTCCAAGCAACCTGCGCTGACTTACGGCCTACGATCTCGCTGACAGCTGGATCGTCCAAAGCTTCCAGTGGCCCGCCCGGCCAGATCAGGTGAGGCGTAACGTCAAAGCGATATTTGCCGGGGCGAGCTGCCTCTTCTGGTGCGAGCCAGCGATACTTGTCCGCCCACTCGATAATACTCATGCGAGGCGGCGGCGCCCATTTGCGGCATGCGCCGCGCAGCGCTTTAGTCGCCGTCTTCCTCAAAGCCCTCCGTATCGTCCGATTCGTCAGGATATCCATCTGACGCGGCATCATCCTTGTCATAGTCAGAAAGCCTCCTCAGGATGGCTTCAATAGGGTCGCGAATCAGTTGCTCGTCGACTTCCACGTCGTAACGCGCCGAGAGTTCGGCGGCCAGCGTGTCGGGGAAAGAGTTGAGCAACTCCACTTTTGCAGCAGTGATCATTGCTTCGAAGCGTTCGATCAAATCAGCAGCGATCACCACCTCGCCAAGATCCTTGGCCATCGCGAGTTCTTCGCGGTCGGCGCGGATCCGGTCTAGTCGGTCGCGGGAAGATTCTTTTTTGCCATTGAGTGCGGCTTGATGCATCAGCCACTGGATCACGGCTTCGGTGTCGTATTGGTTTTCGTTGCCCCGACCGAGGCCGAACTCGGTCACAGGCATGCCGTCGTTCTGCCATCGGGTAAGGGTGCGTTCATCGCGACCGACGATCTCGCTCAAGTCGGCCTTGCTGACTGTCCTGCCCATGTCTAACCCTTTGAAAAGACGGACATCCCTGTGAAATTCTCAGCTGCAGAGATCCCGCGAGTTCCGTAACCCGTGTAGGGGGCGGCTCTCAGGGAGGACCCGGAAAATCCGTGCCCCCACCCGGGCGACCGACCTAGCTTCGGTCGGTCGATGCCGATTCAGAAATGCCAAGCCGCTTGGCAGCCCAGCGTTCGTACAAGCCGATGGCAACGTCCGCGCCAGCCATGGCGGTGAGGCAACCCAAGGCGCCAGCCGTCCAGATCGTCATGCCGGCGGCAATCATCAACATCATCGCCGTTACCCCGCAGACGATGCATGCCCCCGAACGAAGCGCGAGCCTGCGCAACAACGCCCAGCCCCGGGCACCATCCTTGTCTGCTCGCCACATCTCACCGGATACGCCGCCGACCAGAGCCAGGACGATCACCAACCAGATCGGCATTTCTGCCAGCGCTTGCTGCTCATTTGTCATGTTGTGCCTCAAGTGAAGGAGCATGCCGAACACAAAAAAGAAAACCCCGCCGGAGGGCAGGGTTTTCAATGTCGCGGCATACGCCAGGACGAAGTGCACAGCACGTGCTCGGGGAAGCGCCAAGGCGCAGAATCCATATCGTGGTGACTTTTTACCCCCTGAGTACGGAACCGAAAAGGGGGCATTTTCGGTTATCCAACTTGACTCAACTTTGACGCAACTTTGAGGAGACTTTGAGGTAAAGCGCCCCGACCAACGGTAAGCCACTTACGTGCGTCCTTGCGCTCGGCCAGCACCTCAAAGAGTCGGACATGAAGACGGTGCACAAGATCGTAGTAGGTTTGCTTCGCCTTTGAGACGTAGCCCAGTTCGTGCATCTGCGCTGCCCATGTCGGTGCAGGGTCAAAGCCGTAACGCATAACTGCCAACTGTTGCAGCCTTTCACCCCGACCATCTTGCCGGGCAATCTCGGAAAGGGCGGCACCAATTTCCTGCGCAATTACATCTGGACCCGCACCACCGCCGAGAAGGATCCGAGAACCGGGTGTGCCCCGCGGCGCACAACCGCCCCACTCCATGATCGTCGCCATCGGGCTACCCATGCCTCCCGCTTCACCGGCGTGTCGGCATTGCTCGCCCCAATGTTTCAGCAACAACTCCATAGCCTCAATCATTGCCCTGCCCCCGTAAAACCCAACCCAACACAGAAAAACCGCAACCCGACACAAACCCAACACAGATAAATCCCTTTAAATTCAATGCTTCAATCAAACTTGAGTTGAGTGTGTTGGGTTTGTTGGGTTTATCAGTCTTCGCATAAGAAAAAATTCGTTCCGTTGAATTCGTTGCAAAGAACGTCATGCATGCGCGTGCGCGACACAAAACCCAACACACCCCACACAACACCCGCGAAGGCATGTAATTCGGGCACTCAAATTGTGTGGGGTATTCAAAATCAACCCGACACACACCCAACACACCCAACACACTTTTGAAAATAGTCATGCTGCAAGCGCCTTGATGTGATCCCAGCTGTCCACGTGCCAGCCCGACAGCTTGGCCTTCGCCCGCCAGTTCTCTACCTGCTTGCCCAGCTCTGCCGCCTTGAGTGATGGGGGCGGGGAAGCATCCAGATCCACAGGAAAGAAAAACGCGCCGAAGCGACGGTTATTGCCGTCAGTCCAGGGTATCGCCCGCGTTTTATCCACCTCGGAACTGATAAATAGAGAGAACTTGGTCTGACTCATCACGTGCTCTTTGTTGCGCTGGCACCATTCGAGAAACAACGAATAGAGGTCGGTCGATAGACACGGTCCCCAAAGCCCATGCCCCAGCTCGCTGTACTTCCACAGATGCAGGAATGTTTGCCAGCCGGCCCGACTCAAGGCCACCAAACGCTCACGCGCCTCTGTTGATGGCGGCCGCGTGCGCTGGTTGAAGTCCCCTAGATCGACCGACAGTAACCAACCGTAGAGCGCCGCCACTCCACCCTGCTCCAGTTCACGACCAATCGCCTTTTGCCGTGCGACTGGCAGAGTCTCCATAGGCCACATGACTAGCATTCGACGATCACTGTCGCTGATTGGCCAGGGAAGAATCTCGTTGCTGAGAAACACCGCATTCATATGGTTGGCTTCTTCCCAGCCATTAATGAATTTCGACTCCATCCGCACCGTTTTACCAGTGATCAAGTGCTTGATCTTGCCCACCTGGTTGTAACGTTGATCGCGACTGACGACCTCTTCAAAGACTGACCACAATTTGCGGCTTTGCCACGCGTTGAAACTGCTTTCCAACTGCGTCTGACCAACAGTCGCCGCGTATTGGCCATAAAGCATGCCAAGCGCGTCAGCGAACAACAGGCTCTTGCCCGAACCTTCCATAATCGAATGCATCAAAACAGCGGTGTCCATCTTGGCGCCCAAGTGCTGCAGCGGATACGCCAGCCAGCGAGTTAGCCAATCGGTTGCAGCTTCATCATGGTTACAAAGAAATGAGATCAGCCAACGCAGGTTGGCACACGCTGCATCATCTCTGACTGGCTCAAGCGGCAACCCGTCAAAGGTATTGATGTACACCGCAGGATCCTTCGTCATGGTCGGATCAAACACGATGTGTTCAACATCGACAGTGCGGCGCTCGCTGCTGTTCAGCCACAGCGGGTAAGTGTCACCCAGCGCCATCTTCACCGCGCCCTCGGCTATGCGCCGCTTCTTTTCGCGATCCCAAACGTCTTTGGTGCCATCGATGTAAACGTAGCGATCGGTTGGAGACATCCCGAATGCACCGCCTTTCTTCCCAGCCATGCGGCGCGCCTGCTCGATTTCGCGAACATGATCGTCAGAAATCAGCCTCTTTCCGGTGTCGTCCAACCAGGCTTTGGCCAGTGGCTTGCCCACACGAGCTTCGAAGGCGGACTTCTTCATTACCTTCGATTGGTCGCAATCCCACACGTGCGTGGTGCCCTCGACCAACGCGAAACGACGCAGAATGTGGTCCAACGTTATGACCTCCCCCGCCCCCCCGTCAGGAGCAGGAGCGGCCTCGCTGGAGGGGCATATTTCGTCGGAGATCGGCCCGCTTAACTCACCGGATGGGGTGGGGGGAAGATCATTCGGATCTGGACGGGCAGCGTGTTGCATGCCCAACATTCGCGCCGCATCCTTCACAGCCTTCGACTGGTCGCCGCCGTGCTCGAGTAAGCAGAAGACTTCAAAGGCGTCATTCTGATGTCCGTTGGCGAGAGGGTCAGCACCGTGGTGCGAATAAACCTTGCCCTCACTTATCGTCACCCCTGGCAGACCGGTGCTGCTTTGAGGGTACAGCCACTTATTGCCTCGCTTGATGTATCCATGGGCACGAAGAAGCTCCGCAACATCGTGGCAACGGTTAAATTCATCAATCACCGAGGGCCGTTTGCCGCCACCGAGTGCAGGACGCTTTTGGACTTTGACCGGTGGCTTCGGTGGCGCAACCGCCCATGGACACGCAGCTTCAGCATCTCGCTTAAAAAACTCCCAATTTTGCCAAATGGTAAGCAGCTCGTGGGTCAGCGTCGGCAGCCCCTCAGTGGCACTCGGTGCGGTTTTCCAGATGTAAGGTTTGCCGGTACCGGGATGAATTGATGGTGGAAATACGTCTTGCACCAACCCCGCACGTAATTCAAAGACCGTGAAGCGTTTGAACGGCTCGGCTTCGGTTCTTGCAGCAGCTTCTGCGGCAAGATCACCCTGCTCTTTCGCAGCCTTGGCCTTGTCCATCAACCCTTTGAAAATCGAACCGTCCGGGTCTTTTTCATTCGGCCATGAAAGTGAATGACGCGTGAGTTCAACGCCTTCCGGCACCTTGAACACCACCCGGAATCGCAGCGGATTCCCGACGATAGTCGGGAACACTACTGCCATCGCATCAAGGTCAAGGCCCAACAGTTCATACAGAACATGTCGCGTCCATTGAACGTCATCAACATCCAGTGAACAAACGCGGCTCGGCCCCAGCACGACTCCAAGGTTGTGATTTGGGTTTCGTTGCCAGAACGCCTCGGCCGTGTCGGCGTCGGTGATATAGCCTCCGGGCTTATTCCACCCTAGGCCTTTCGGAGCCTTTTCACCTGGATCAATCGATACGAGTGCCAAGTCAAAAGTACTGATGTAACGCTTTGCCCATATAGCGATGGCTGTTCCTTTGCCCGATTCACTCATCGCCGGGCCTCCCGCAACTCCTGACAAGAGATGCAGGTCTCGCAACCTTCAACCTTCTGCTGTCGAAGCAACGGGATTGGTTCGTCGCAGTCGTCACAGAACTGCGCGCTAACGCGGCTCGATGGCACGCGGCGACTGCGATGAATAGCAACATCAAGCAGGTATTGCGCCTGCTCGTTTGCGCGGTCGATATCATCAGCCATTGATGCGATCCTCCATCGCCTGACGAGCGCCCGCCATGATTCCAAGGACTTCGCGGATCACATCCATTCCGTGCTTTTCCAGATCCACGACTTCATGAAGCTCCCAGACGTTGTCCGCCGCGCCGTCGTGCATCTTGGCCACGAATTCACCGGTTTCCCCGAGTAGCTTACCAACCGCCTTCAAGGCATCACGGGTTGCCGGTACGGGCACGGGCCGGTACCAAACCGCACCTGCTGGACGCATCAATGCGTCCAGCAAGCGTGGATCAGCGGTCAGCCTGATCACTTCCTCAAGCTCATCTGGATTCAGCCAGCGGCGTTCTTCATCGAGCTTGAGTTTCTTCTGGAGGGTGTCGTTGTCCAACACCATTTCAAAGGCAAGGGCGGTGATTCCGCCCTTGTAGTCACGACCAGCGCGATAAATCGCTTGGCGTAGTGGCAGAACCGGACCAGCGTCCGGCAAAAGATCTGTGCGACTCATAACCGTAAATCCCCTGTTTACGGTGTAGCCATAGCCCAGGGCAAACCCTATCCTATGACCACGACCGATGTGCATGTGCTGTGTATCGTCGTAGTCGGGCTGGGGGATTCTTTGGTGAGAGGCCCCAGCTCGACACCCTTTAAGCGGCCCTGGCCTTGCGGCGCGATCCAATTGGACGAATCTCTACCGCTGTACAGGCCCCCTTCTCATCAACCCGAACTCGAATATCACGAGCTGAGTTGAGCATTTGAGAGACAGCGCTTTGCGATACCCCGATCAGTAAAGCCAGCTCTGGTTGAGTCTTACCCTCGGCGAAATCTCCCAAGGGAATTCCTATTTCGTTTGCCATCCACGTTTCCTCGAATGGGCGTTGCGGCATGGATATTAGTGTTACTTCTTTTAAACAGCAAGAAAAAAAGACGTGCTGCTGTTTTGATAAAATAAGTCTTCCTTATAAATTGGGATGCATGATTACCTCGATACCCTTTTCTGCCGACGACGAGACCCGAAAAGCCGAAGCCATGCGCTTGAAGGCTATTTATCAGGACCGCAAACGGCATGATCCCTCCCTTACCCAGGACAAAATCGCCGATCTGTGCGAATGGGCTGGGCAAAGCGTTGTCAGCCAATATTTAAATGGCCGAATCCCTCTCAACATCGGAGCGCTGATCAAATTTTCGAATGTCTTGGGCTTTTCGCTTGAAGAGGTAAGTCCACGTCTCGCTGCTCTCGCCGAAATGCCCCGCCTGCGGCATTCGCAGGGCGGCAATGAAAGCTCAAGAACCCGCGACTGGGAAATGCATCAGATTGAAGTGTGGGATGACGAGACCCCGCTCGGGCCTGATGAAGTAGAGCTGCCATTCTTTAAGGAAGTGGAATTGTCTGCGGGTAATGGATCTCAAGTTAGGCTTGAAACAAACGGACGTAAGCTTCGCTTCGGGAAACGTACTCTCAAAAGAAAAAGCATCGATCCTGCTTCTGCAGGTTGCGCTCCAGTAACTGGGAACAGCATGGAGCCAGTGCTTCCGGATGGCAGTACCGTGGGTGTAGACACCGCGAATACAGTCGTTCAGGACGGCAAGATGTACGCCATTGATCATGACGGACAGTTGCGCGTGAAGCTTCTCTATCGATTGCCAGGCTCAGGTTTGCGCCTACGGAGCTACAACACCGAGGAACACCCGGACGAACGCTACGATGGCGACTACGTCCAACAGCACATTCGTATCATCGGGAAGGTTTTCTGGTACTCAGTCATGCTTTAAGAGATCTCTCCCCAAAGGCCCGTAAGGGTCTTTTTTTTCGTCTACTAATTTTATTTACCAAATTTTATAAGTGATACTGTTGACATATTAAATCAGTAACACTAATTTTGCATCGGAATCTACCTCTCACCAAAGAGATCAACCCATGCAAATCACACAGCAAAGCGACACCCGCTGCCCTGTTTACCTGCACCCCTCCGCATGCAGCAGTCGCGCCGCAGTTGAAGACCTACAGCTTCGAACGGGACTTCTCGTCGTCAGCAACCCCAAGGGCCGTACCGCCGCTATCAGGCCAGTCATTATCGCTAACGCATCCGAAGCCACTGCCGGGCCGCTCGGAGACGATGCGGCATGAATAACTACCTCATCCCCCTCACTAAACAAGACCTGTTGCATCACATGCTCCAGGTTGGTGGAGGTGCCGTGTGCCCTCTTCAACGACCAGAGCAAACCATCTATGCAAGCTTTAATGTGGAGCTCACTCAAAACAGCGCAGTCGTCAGCGTTGAATTGGGAGGTCACACCGGCGAACTGACCCTCAAGCGGTCGGACCGAGCCAATCACCTGCACCTGCGGGATTTCATCCAGGACATTGCGAACGGCCGAATTGAATCAGCTCAACCCGCGCCACCCGAGCAGTCCGGCCGACTGGCGCGAATTGATCGAGCACTTGCGGACTCGGAAGCATTGCTTGCCCGCGTTCGCAAACTGATCGCTGCCTGAGGACTGCGCCATGAATCGCACCCTGGACGAAACAGCCGCATTGCTCGGACTCAAGCCCCGCGCCTTCCGCACCAGGTTGCGCGAGCTGAGCATTCTCAACAGCAGTGGCGATCTAGCCAGCCAGCACCGTGATCGCGGCTATCTGTATTCGGATCCGCGCAGCACCGTGGTTCCGTCCCTCAACAAATGCCGTCATTACTCCGTGGTGATGGTGAAGGAAGAAGGGATCGAATGGCTGGCCAAGAAGCTAGGAATCATCATTACCAAAAAGGACGCCGCTGCATGAAAACCAACAACCTCAATGCCTACACGCAAGCCCTCGGCGCCCTGAAGCTGATCCCGATCTACTTGAACTGCCCGGGGGTAGTCAGCCGCGCAACGCTCGTTGGCGCCTCGACGGAAGCCATCCAGTTACTGGAAAGCATGCCCGTACTAAGCACCGAGTTGGCCGAGGTATTCCGCTGCGTAAACAACGTGATCCTTGACGGGCAAGTCGCCTACGTTACGCCGACCAACTCGCCTGAGTACCCATTCGGCGCGGTAGTGGCTGACGCCAAGGGCAACATTTGTGCGGCTGCAATGGGCAAAAGTAAGGAAGGCCTCGCCGAGCTGATTCGCCTCAAGTTGCTGCCCCCATCGGAGGGGTTCGGGGAGAACGCAGCGTGAGCAACACACTTGAACAATTGCGACGTCAGTTCGCTACTCCATGCCCGACCCTGGCCGCTGTTCGGGAACAGTACTTCGCACACATTCGCACCGACCGCTACCTACTGGCCGAGATCAAGGCAGGTCGTATCGCGCTGGTCGTGAAGCGTTTGCACGGGTCGGCTCGCGCACAACGAGTGGTGTACCTGCACGACCTGGCCGAGTTCCTCGACGCCCAAGCGGCAAAGCAAGCGGCTTGATTTCAACGGTCGTCTCTGCCGTCCAGGGGCAAACAAATCGCACATAAATAGGCACAGCACATGAAACCTACGGATACGGCCGAATTCATCGGCGAACTCAACGCAGGCGTCTTCGCCAATCAGATCGGTCACGCCCTTTCTGAAGTGGCATCGGGAGTAGTTGATAACGGCAAGGTCGGCTCGGTCACTCTGACCTTCACCTTGAAGCAGATCGCCAACAGTCATCAAGTCACCGTCAATCACAAGCTCGCCTACAAGGTGCCTACCAAACGCGGCAGCCGTACCGAGGACACCACCCTCGATACCCCGATGCACGTTAATGAGGGCGGTCGCCTGACTTTGTTCGCCGAAGCCCCCCGCGCCGGTCAGCTATTCAACCGCGACGACGCACCGATTCACGCGAAGTCCTAAACCGTTCGATTCCAAACCTCTCACCAAAGGAAGTCGATTCAATGGAAGCCAAAGCAATTCAGTTGATTCAGGACACCGCCGTTCTGGCCTATGCCAAGCCGCTGGATACTTTCACCCCAGCGCTGGTATTGCCGTCTGACCAGAAGATCCACAGCATCGAGAAATTTCAAGCCGCTCGTAGCCGGTTCCGCGGCGCGCTCACTACTCACTCGCTGCTGGACTTCGGCAATTACGTTATGACGCAAAGTGCCGAGGTTGTCGCGTCTGGTTTTGTGGACGCCGAAGCAATGTCGTGCACAGTCATTTTCAACCTGGGCGACACCAAGTCACCAGGGCACGGCGACTTCACCGCCACCCTGAACTTGAGAAAAACTGCTGCGTTCCGGGCGCTGGAGCGTGCGGCCTCCATTCAGTTCGCACAGAAAGACCTCAGCGATTGGATCGAGGATTGGGCATCGAATCTCCAAGCCCTAGCGGCTGATGACACTCCCATCGATTTGCGTAAAGCCGCGAGTGCCATCCGCTCCATCAGCATCGAGCAAGCACGCAAGAGCGAACACATCGTCGGCGACCTAAGCGCCTCCCGTTCAGCGATGGACCAGATTGAGGCGAAGTCCTCAGAAGGGTTGCCTGCTGAATTCCTGTTCACCGTCGAGCCATATGAAGGGCTGAAAGTCCAGATCATCCGCCTGCGTGTAGCCGTTCTTACCGGTGGGGATAAACCCCTTCTGCGCCTGCGCTGGATTGGAGAAGAACAGCTTCGCGAAGACTTGGCACAAGAATTCAAGGAAGTCGTGCAGCACGAAGTCGGGGGCGGCGCGCAATTGACAATTGGCAATTTCAACTTGGGTTAACAACACCAATCCCCCCTCCGCCGGCCTCTCACCAAGTATCCCGGCGGAGGGATCTACTGAGGTACACAGCACATGACTGCAATTCAAATCTACGCACTCATCGCCCTGATCATCTTGGCCGGACTACTTGTCTGGGCCGGTTATGTCATGGGGCATAACGACGGTATGTCCGCAGGCATGAAAGAAAGCGATGCGATCCAGCGGGCCGAAAGCGCAAAGACCATTTGCGATTTGAAGGCTTCCCTCGACTTCATTAAGGCTGACCACGCCCGCCTGGCGCAATTCAGCAAGCGCCTTCAAGAAGGACTGGCCCTCGGCGAAACCGATCGTCAGGCGCTACTCGACATCGCCGAGAAGCTTCGGATTGCCGCCGAGACGTTCGCCGCCTTCCGCACAGGTAAAAAACTCGAAAGAGACACGATTGAGCTACGCGATAGAGCACTTGCCATGGCAGCTCTTCTTGTTCCAGCAATTCAGGAGGATGCAGCGTGAAAGAGCGCTCGATTCTATTCAGCACGCCGATGGTGCGCATCCGGCGTGGGCGAATGCCGCCCCTTGATCTGGTCACGATCTGCGACAAATGCAATATGTCGCGAGCCCACGGCAACCATCAAAAGTGCAGCAAATTGCGCCAAGCAGAAGGCGTTGCCAGACGCGCAGGAGACAACTCATGAACACCGCGTTCATCCTGATGGCGCAATACAACGGCCGAGCCATCATCCCGCTAGACCAGGTGTGTAAAGATTACTTCACACACCTAACCACCGACATGTTTCAGCGCAAGGTGATGGCCGGCCAGATCAAAATCCCGATCACCCGCCTCGAATCCAGCCAGAAAAGCGCAAAGGGAATTCACATCAGCGACCTCGCCGCATACCTCGACTTGCAAAGGGAGGCAGCAGTAAAGGAATGCAACCAGCTCAACGGATACTGTCGAGCCAGCTAATTATTGCTTACCCCAGGCGCCCAACTTCACGGGCGCCTGAATGATTTTCTCCAACCACGTCCAGTCGGCATAGTGGTCACCCTTCCCGCGAAGATGGGTATACCTACGCAACGAGTTCCAGTCCCGGTGCCCGGACACGCTGGCCACTCGCGGGATATCCCAATCCATCTCAAACAACCGACTCACTCCGTCGTGTCTCAGATCGTGGAAGTGAAGATCTTCAATCTCCAGAAACTTGCACGCCTTCGCCCAGGCCGTAGAGATCGACGAAGAGTTGTAGGGGAAAATTTCCGCACGCTCTTTTGGCATGCTTTGCAGAATTCTCCAGGCTTCGTCGGGTAGGTGGCACCAAACATCATTGCCAATTTTCTGCCCAGGGTTTTTCATATCTCTCACCAGCACCCGCTGATTTGACTCATCGACGTCGTCCCACACAATTCGGCTTATCTCATCCTGCCGCCGCGTGGAAAAAATCGCGAAGCCAATCACCTTCAGCATGTTGATCGAACTAGGCCGCCGATGCTGCATGCTGACGAAGTGCTCCAAAAGTTTATCCAGCTCGTTCTTGGTTGGACGGCGATCGCGCTCCCGACTCTTCATGTTGTAGCCGAGCTTCCTCAACACCTTCCGAGCGTCCGGCATCGCGTGAGGGTCTACCTCATACCCCCAAGCGGGACGCGCAATCGAAAGGACAGCCCCAAGGTGCGCCAAATCGTTGCCAGCCGTCTGCGGCTGGACGCCGCCGCCCTCTTTACTCATTCGCCAGAGTGCAAAATCCACCAATCGTTGACTGTTGATAGCCGAATCAACGGTCTGGCCAAACTCCGTCGCCGCGATAGCATTTAGAGTGGCTTCCTTGGTTTTACCCAACGGCCGGACTTTCTCCATTTCATCCAGGTACTGCTTGATCATGTCCTGAACGGTGACGCCCTTGCGGTTCGCCCGCTCAATCGCACCAGGCTGATCTAGCTCTGCCTCACGTCGCCGCACCCACGCTTGTGCCGCCTGTTTCCGGGCGAAGGTCTGGCTCTCTTGGTAGACTTGCACTCCATCGCGAAACAGGCGTATCTGTGCCGTGTAACTGACTGAGCCATCGGTGCGTTTTCGTGCTCTGATCGTTGCCATAATCGACTGGTACAATTCCGAAAGTGATTGGTACAT